ATGCGAAAAGCAAAAAATCGCTGGATAAAAGACAATGACCAGCTGGACGTGGCCATGATTATGGCAGGCATTCAAACACGCCGTGAACTAGCAAAAAAAGCTGGTCTGGGATATTCAGTATTAACACATCTTGGGGTTTTACCAGTCTCGACTTTAACTGCAGCAAAGATTTCAAGAGCCGTTAATTGCACAGTTGATGAAATGTTTGAAAAAACAGCACAAAAATAGCCATGGATTCAGGCCATGACTAATGATGATGGAAATGGGCTGGACATTATCCAGCCGCTGACACAGGAATCAGCGAATGTATAGTCCAGAGGAAACTATCCTAGTTATTGACAATTACAGGATAGCATGTTTCATTCCTTCTGGCAACCAAAAAAGGAATTTATAACATGATTTATCAACAGAATGGATTCAAAAATTCAGTAATGACCGCAGTACCATCAGTAGAAACAGACTTTAATCAATTGAAAGAAATGGCTCAGCATCCACAACAAGCAAGCGTGGACGAAAACACTGTTAGCAATTTCAAGGCAGGGCAGTTGAAGTACATCGTGGCAGGAACACTAGATGGTGGCAAACGCTCAAATAATACTTACCACGATTCCAGCTTGATTCTGATTGATTTTGATGAGATTACTGACGAATCAGCATTCATTTCAAAAATTTCTACCACACTCGACAGCATTAGCTACATTTTATGGCCCAGCATCAGTTATGGCTTCAAAGGACCTAGATACCATTTGGCGATTGACCCGTCTCGCCCACTGAAGGATAAGACTGAAAAAACAGCAGTCATCGGAATGGTTAATCAGTTGTTGGGCATTCAATCAGATGAGGCTATGACGACTTGGGCCCAGATGTTTAGTGCACCAATCGAGACTGAACAGAACAAAGGCAAGATTGTCATTCATGATGGACAAAAGTTGGACGTGGACGAAGCAATCAAGAATTATAAGCCAGATGATAAACAGGCAACCAAAACAGCGAAGATTGAGGCCATTTATCATTTTGGAAACTCAGCAAAATATAACGATGAATATGTTCATGAGCTGTTGACTGAGTGGGTGGCTGAAAATCAACTTAGTGATGAAAAGACATTCAGCCAGCTCATGATTCAGCTTATCTCTTACTATCAGCATGGAGACATCAGCGAGGGTGCAATGGAAGATGCAATGGACGTGTTGGCTGGAAACAACAATGACTGGAAAGCAAACAACCAAGTCAAAATGGAAGAACATCTAAAGACAACCTATTCTGCAAATTCTGTGCCGTTCAAAGTCTTATTCAAAACCCTTGTTCCCGTCTATGAAAAAGCAAGTGAAGACAAGTCATACACATCTCAATCAATCTCACTAGCCCTCGTGAGAGACGCAAAACAAAGAAAAGATGAAAAGCAACAAGAATTGGAAGCCACGGACCCAAAGACAAAAAAGGTTGCCAGTCTAGATATTTCGGATGTCGCAGACATTTTACTGGCTGACGTACCGATGTGGATGGACCGTAGCCTAGTCAACTCGCCAATCTTTATGTATGACCCAAGCAAAGGCATTTATTCAGCATCAGAGACATTATTTAGTAACCTTGCGCATAAGATTCAGCCAGCGGCTACACAAAAGCAGATAAACGACATTTACAGCATTCTGAGTGATGATGACCGAGTTCGAGATGGCAAGCCAGCCCATGATAAAATGCTGGTGGCATGCCAAAACGGTGTTTTTGATTTGAAACAGCAAAAACTGACCAACTTCAGCCCTAAATTCCATTTCGTGGCGAAGATTGCAACAGCCTATAATTCAACAGTAACAGAGCCAGTTATCAAGACAAAGAATGGTGAATGGAAGCCGTTAGAATGGCTTAAAACGCTTGCAAATGGCGATAAAGAAGTGCTGACTGTTCTCCTTCAGGTGATTGGTGACGCTTGCCAGAGTAGCTACTCTCGGCGTCAAGCAGTGTGGCTGGTTGGTAACCCAGAAAATGCTAAAGTAAATGGTTCAAACGGCAAGTCAACTTTTGAAGCGTTGGTGGAAGCCATTGTGGGAAACGAAAATACAGCCCATTTGAAAATAGACCAGTTCAGCGAACGCTTTGCATTGAATGAGCTAATGGGACGTGCCCTTGTGATTGGCGACGATGTGCAGGCAGGAAAATTCATTGAAGACCAGAGTGCGTTCAATTCAGCGGTGACAGGTGATACACTGCGTGCCGACATCAAAAACAAACAGCCGGTAAATTTTACATTTTCAGGCACCATTGTTCAATCAACAAACGAAATGCCAAAGTTTAATAACCAAACTGGTGGTACCAATCGAAGAATGCTAATTGTACCCTTTATGGCTCAGTTTAATCTGAACGAAGCCAATGAGGAAATTAAGACAGACTACATTCATCGGTCAGATGTAAGAGAATGGCTGTTGAAATATTCACTGATGCTGACTGGTAAGCTAGACAAGTTCGTTCAGCCAAAGATTAGCCAGTCATTACTCAAGGATTTTGAAAAAGGCAATGACCAAATCGCTAACTTTATGGACGAAAATGAGTTCAAATCGACTACGCTTCCAGTGCGGTGGGCTTACCAGCAGTTTGAACAGTTCTGCATGGACAGTGGTTTTCGTCGCCCGCTAAGCAAGCCCCAATTTTCCAAGCGAATGAATGAGTTTGGCTGGGCTAAAAAAAAGACACGAGTTACTGAAGATTCGTTCGTAGAGGGTAACCAATTCGACATAAACATCAGAGAATATATCGGAAAAGCAGTTTGGTGCCTGGTAAAAGCTAAGCAACAGTAACATTTAAGCCACAGCAAGGCGATCCAGAAATGGGTCGTCTTTTTTTTGTTCCATTTTTTGTTCCAATTTTTGTTCCAATTTTTATTGGCTAAAAAAGTGGCCTAAGCCCTACAGCCACAAGGAGTACAGCCGTTTTGTTACCAAACTTTGTTCCATTTTTTTAAATTTTTGGAACAGCGCTATTCCTACAGCCACAATGAGTACGGCCATTTTGTTCCATTTTTCCATTTTTTTTCAACTTAGTTGCTGAAAAAGTTTAGAGGTGTGTTTTTTATAGAAAGTAATTTCTAAAAAAAGTGGATTTTTGGAACAAATCAGCTGCATCGCTTGGCAGAGTAAGTCGGCGCTTGTTCCATTTTTTTATAGAAATGGAACAACTACTGTCCAAAATCAGCTGCATCGCTTGGCAGAGTAAGTGTTCAGCGATTTTAGACAAAGTCAAAAAATGGAACAAAAAATGGAACAGAAAATGGAACAAACCAACCCTCATGCATTAAGTCTCAGTCTGGCAGGTTGCTGAGCTACCTTCGTGGTACGTCTGCTTTTTTACGCCATGAGTAAGACTTTTTTGTCCCTCTCGCAATAATCAAAAATGAGGCTAACGCATGATTCGCCGTCACCCTGCTAATTTGAGCCAGAAAGATGGTCAAGTGATGGGCCATATTTTGTATACCATTGATTCACCTGTATGTGTGTAAAACCAGCACACCACACATGCTTTATCCATTTTGCAATTATACCACTCATGACACACAACCAGACACATTCCAGCTGGCTAACCCATGATTCGCCGTGGCACGTCTAAAAGCCCGTCAGAAAGGCGATTCATAGGATTATGATACGGCGGTATTTTTTTTGCATCACACACATGCTGACGTGAATTTCATTTTTGAAATCGTTCGTCAGGATTCTCGGAATTATGCCACAACACACAGCTGGCTAAGTTTAGCTTAGGGTCCTCGTGCTTGCATGACCATCAATTTTTATCACTTTAGCTACATTAGTAATAGAAGGGCAAAGGAATAAGCATCATTATCACTTGGCATGTTATTGACCTTCATTCATCATCACATTCATTACATTATACATGTAAAGAAGAAAAGGTGAGGAGTAGAAATAAACAATCGCCACATGACATGACCTTCACTCATCATCACATTCGTTACATTATACATGTAAAGAAAAAAAGAAAGGGATATAATTCATGATTGAACTGGAAGAAAAAGAATCAAAAGTAGTATTTGATACAGACGAGGAATACAGTTTCACGATTAAGCGTAGTGCCTATAAGAATTTATGGGCAGACTGCGAAGGCCATATCTACAGACTGACCAAGCGAGGCGGGATGTTTGAAGTTAAGCCCTATGTCAATAATGCTGGCTATGAAATTTGCTCGGTAATGAATAACGGAAAGAGCACAACAGTTACAGTTCAGCGCATCGTGGCCACGGCATGGATTCCTAATCCACAGCATTTATCAGACGTTGACCACATCGATGCCAATAAGTTAAATAACAGCGTCGACAACTTGCAATGGCTTAGTCATCGAGACAATCTGGCGAGACGGACTGCTTTCAGACCTCAGCATCAAGTGTTGAAATTGCAAGACGGTCATGTCATTTGCTCTTATCATTCAATTTCAGCAGCCGCCAGAGATAATCATCTCAGCTTTTCGTCAGTTCGTGGCAGTGCCAATCATCAGTTGTCATTGGATAAGCCTTACTACTTTGAATTTGCACAGGAGGAAAATTAAAACATGGAGAAAGAAAATAGAATCGGTTTCGGCGACGTTTTGATTTATTCGGTGCTTTTGGCCTTGGCGATGAAGTGCACAGGCCTTCTAACCGCTTCATGGGTGGCTATTTATCACTTTAGCCTTTTCGTTCTGATTTACCTAGCTGTATATTTCGTCATCGACTTAGTCATTGCTATCATTGACGCAGTTATCAAGAAGCGTGAAGAGTAATGCTGGCAGAGGACACAATTAGAGATATTTTGACCACGCCCACATTCGGCAAGCAGGCACAAACACTGGCCTGTCACCTTCACGAGCCACTTGAAGATGCTAGTCAAGATTTAATCGTTGAATTGCTAGACCACCGTCTTAAATCATGGGCAGACGAAGATGTTGAAGATGCAGTTGTTCGAGAACTGCCAGAGCTTCAATGGCGAATCACCTTTGCTCGCAAGGACGTAGAGCGTAGGACATGGCATGACGAAAGGGTTGAAAAAGACAAAGTAGAAATGTTGGGGCTTACCATTCCACCAGATACACATAGTGAAGCAGAACTAAATGGGGCAATTGAGCGAGCCAATTCAATCCTGCATAATCATATGTCACAAGAGTGGGTGGAATCAGTATTGCGTTACGGAAAGCGAGAGACGATGGCAAGGTTTGGACAGAGCAACAGACAATTTTCAACAAAACTGCACAAGATGACACTTTACTTAACGACACATCGAAAGGACGCAGATACAGATGAAAGATGAAGAAAGAAAAGCATTGCAAGATTTTGATGAATGGACCCAGACACCAACTATTGACATGCAGGAGTTCATTAACATTCATCGAAGCTATTGCCGTTATGTCGCTATAGACGCTCGTGTGAATTGTCTATACCTACTTTTGGACGATTTCTACGATGCACCACACGATGACCAGAATAAATTTCTAAACAAGTTGTACGAAAACCGGGATTTAATGATGGAGGAAGATAATTAATGAACAATGTAGAGCTTATTGGACGTATTGCAACAGATGTTAAAGCAGGTAATGGTGTGGTCAGCTCACTGATAGCTGTGCATCGGATTTATAAGTCTAAAGACGGAATTGAAGCAGACTTTATTCCACTTTCACTCTTTGGTCATCAAGCTGAAAACTTTTCAAAAATGGTTCAAAAAGGTCAACAGGTTGGGATTGATGGGCAGATAAAAACGAGTGAATATGTTGACCAAAACGGAGAGAAAAGATATGGCTGGAGTGTGGTTGTGTCACATTTTTACTTGCTGAATAGTGGCAGTCATGATGGTGGTCAGCCAAAATTAAGCCAGCAGACAGTGAGTGATTCAACGCATTCAGCATCTCATAATCCACAACAAGATTTGTATAATCAGTATCACCATCAGCAGACAACGCCAACACCTCAGCCAGTCATAAACAAGCAACTTGACGACCTTGACAGTCAGTTAGTGAAAGCAGGCATTCCATTTGACTAGCAGACGAAGAAACAGAAGTCAAAACATATGGCATGAGTGCGGCGAACCATTGTGCCATGTCATCATACCAGTCAATGAAAGACATTGTCCAGCACACAAAGAACAGCACGATGACGAATGGCAAAGAAAGAAGAATGAGTATCGCAAGTCAAAGCTAGGGCAAATGTTAAAAGCACAAAAGGCCAAGCAGTATGACCAAACAGAACGAGACCCAGAAGCAGTTGAGTTTTATCACAGCAAGCAATGGCAGTCAGTCCGTGACTATGTTTATTCTAGAGACATGGCGACGTGTCAATCATGTGGCAATGTGGTTCAGGACCGTAAGATTATTGACCATATCATTCCACGTCGCTTGTGTTCAGCTCAAGAAGCATTAGACAGTAGCAACCTTTGGACCTTGTGTTACAAGTGCCACTATCGCAAGACAAAGCTAGAGCAGATAATTAGCAAGGAACAGAACGGAGACATCATCTTGGCTCACCTTGACCGAGCATGGTGGACGAAGGTACTGCGTGAAAAGAAAGAGGTAAAATAACATGACAGACAAACAGAATGAAGTATTAGTCAACAACAGCAAGAAGTTAAACGGATTCACAATAACAGCAATAGTGATGGCGGCAATGGGATTTTGGATTAATCCATTCTGTATCTTATCAACCATTGGCATTGTGTTCGGCGGCATTGGAATTGCTAAGTCAATAAGCTCAAGGGATAAAACATGGGCAATTATTTCATTGGGATTGAGCATCATGGAGACACTGTTCTGGTTAGTCACCTTTTCAAATGAGCTGGCGGCATTATAACATGGAGGTAAAAGACATGGAAAACGAAAACGAAAACGAAGAGATTGAAAACGCAGAGTTCGATGGAGGAGTTGTAAGAATGTCGGCACAAGGCATGACGTATGAAAGCAACGAAGATAATGAGATTGAAACTGCTGAGTATGCTTGGAAGGTGAACCGAGCAGGACTGTATCAACGTCTGGCAGAACAGATAAACGAAAAGTTGAACCTTGCCATTCAAGGTATGGAGTACGAAGGCATGGTCGACCCATTGGTTCTATACTTTTCCTGTCACGAAATAGCTAGACATTTTTACGACGAACTAGAGAGCCGTGGCTGGTACGTTACTATTGACCAAGACAATGACGTTATCCAAGTCGACATTGTATCGTCCATTGACCAGATGTGTAAGGATGTGGAGGTGATTAACAAAGCACATTACTTTTCTCAAGACGATTTAGCCAGCTTGGAGTAACGGACTAGGTAGTATCTATGGGGTCAGCACACCAGCTGGCTCTTTTTTTTATGGCTACAAAAACGGTGCACACTGCACGTATATATAGTGTAGGCACAAATAGCGAATGATGCACAGCACGAGCATGTTTAACGTTCACGCTTGATAATTACTGCACAAAATAAAATAACAAAATAAATAACACGCAGAACGCTGAACACCCCGCCCCCGTAAGTGTAAGGGGGGACCTCACATAACAAAATGGGTCTCGCCCAAAAAATATGCAAAAATTAAAACTTTTTTTCACATGTATAGCCGCCACAGAAACAGCGTGGTTAAGGCATTCGTGGTGTGTTAAAGCGTAGCAAAAGATACAAAATCACAAGCAAAAATGGACGAAGGAATGGCCTAAAATCAACATTTTTGGTCATTTTAGAGAAAGGAGGGGTCGCAAATGGTTGGCAGAAAGATAAAAATAACAACCAATGACAGTGATAGGGCTGACCAGCGTCGCAGAACCGAAGAACTGATAGACAAAACAAAGAATCTGAACAAGTTACAAGAACGAGCACCAAAACACCTATCAGGCGTGGCTAGGTCAACATGGGAAACGCTTGTTCCTCAATTGAATGCTCAGCATCTTGTTAAGCAAATCGATAAGAACATAATGACCGCACTGTGTGAACAAGTCAGCGTTGAGAGACTAGCTTACGAAGCCATTCAAGACAATGGCGTGGTGTTGGAATCAGGTCGGAAGAATCCAGCGTGTCAAGTTTTAGATAGCGCAACGGCAAAGGTCAAGTCATTGGCTGAATCATTAGGATTAAGCCCAGCGGCAAGAGCAAGTTTGATGAATGTCGAGACAAATGACGACGATGGTAACACTGATGACATAGCAGCCGAATTGGTGAAGAAGGGAGATGATCAATTCTGAGTGTTAAGCAATTTGATTTAACGTCTCCAGACATGACAGTTGATAAGGCTTACAAAATGCAACGTGATGATGGCATATATGATTCTATCGCCGACAAGTATCGTGACCCAGGGACTGTTTATGCTTTTCAAGTTTTGGAGGGCGAGGTATTAGCTGGCCGAGACATTAAGTTGCAAGCCTTTCGACACCTTCAGGACTTAGCCAGAGCAGAGAGCAATCAGGGCGACTTCCCATTCCATTATTCTCTTGATAAATGCCGGGAGGTTTTAGGATTTGCATCACTATGTCCAGACCCAACCACAGGCCGACCATTACCACTAGCGCTATGGCAGAAAGCATTATTGTGTTGGTCTCAGGGATGGCGAAATGAAAATGATGAGCGTCGCTTCCACCGTGTTATTTTTAGTGTCGCCCGGACCAACGGTAAGACTTATCTGACTGTCATTCTGTTATCCTATCAATACCTAATTGCATCTGCCCACTTTCAAAATCAAGACATGGCATACATTGCCCCAGTTTCTCAGCAGAGTAAAAAAGGCTGGAGATATGTAAAGACCACTTTCAATAGGCTGCGTCACAATCAGTTTGGAGACTGGATGAGGAAGAACAAGGTCAAGGTTGGGGAGGAATCAGTCAAATCAAACACCAGTCAGAACCAGCTGTTACGCTTAAGCGATGAATCTGGCCAGTTCGATAGTTACCACCTAGCTTTTTCTGTCCACGATGAGTGTGGCGATGATGGTCGTATTGGCTTAATTAAAGAAAACAACGGCAAAATCACCAGTGGTCAAGTTCAAACGTTTGATAGTCAATCTTGGAATATCTCAACAGCCTATCCAGACAGCACAAGCAGTCTATTTCTGGACGAAAAGATGCTTCGCAATGCCATGATTCACGATGACCAAAGAGCACTAGACGATAACTTGCTGGTTAATTACAGCCAAGACAGCGAAGACGAGGTAAGTAAGCCAGACACTTGGATTAAGTCCAACCCTCTATTGCCTACAGCAGGTAAAACAATGCTTGATTCAATGACTTCAGAGCGAGACACAAAGAAAAATGATGGCTCAATCAGTGAGTTCATCAATAAGAACCTTAATTGCTGGCTGACGGTCAAAGAAAACCGATTCTTAAATGTTCACGACATTCACAATGCTGTCAGCGAAACGCCACCGATTGATATTCATGGACAGACTTGCTACATCGGCATTGACCTGTCCAAATTGTCTGATGATACTGCCATTGCTTTTGTGTTTCCATACCAAACGTCAAATGAGACACACTACTGGATAGAAGAACATAGTTGGATTCCATTAAACCACACTGCTGGCAATATTCTAACCAAGGAAAAGCAAGACGGAATCAATTATCGCCGAGCTGAACAGTTAGGTTACTGTGACATTGCTAAAAACCGGTGGGGATACATTGACGATGATAGCGTAGTCACGTGGTTGGCAGATTATATCGAAACCAACAGTTTGAGCGTCAAGTTTATTTGCTATGACCCATGGGCAATCAGTGATGTTCTTGATGAGCTTAATCAAGTAAACAAGTGGCCTATGATGCCTATTCGCCAGACTGCACATGACCTCGACAGGCCAACTCATCAGCTACAAAAGGCTTTCAGAGAGGGTCGCATTCATTATTCTGACGACCCAATTATCCAATACAGCTTAACCAACGCCATTCTTGTGGGTAATAGTGCTGGTCTAAAGGTTGATAAGGAACGTTACACCAGCAAAATTGACTGCGTCGATGCTATTGTCGATGCTTTTTCGAGGGCAATTTATGAATACAGTGACATTAACCCTGATTTTGACCCAGCATCAGTCAAGAAGGACCCACTGTCTGGCATGTCAGACGAAGAACGGCACGCTTTCTTAATGAATGTCAGCTTCTGATAAAAAACGGTGCATGTTGCACGTATATATAGTGTAGAGATAAAAATAACACGAAACTAAATGGGGTGAAAGATTGGACAAACTAGAACAATTGAAGCAGGCACTACCAATGTTGCTGTTTCTGGCTTCGCTGGTTGCATTTACTGTCGCTGGCTTTTTAATCAATAACATTGTTGGGTTGGTAGTGATGGGAGTTTGCTTGCTGGTTTTAGGTTGGGTATTATCGCCAACTTCACCCCAGACACAAAAGAGATGATAGAAAACGATTAATCCATTCACGAAATTTGAACGGCGCTCCATGACAATTCCCTCGACGAACATGTCCAGCTTCATCATTTCAAATGGGCAGATACTTCCAAACCATTTAGTCTCAGCTGAGTATGCATTGAAAAATAGTGACGTTTTTGCCGTGATTAACCTACTGAGTTCAGATGTGGCAAGCTCAACGATTTCAGCGACACCACCTTTTGAAAATGTATTGAAAAGTCCAAGCCCATTGATTAGTGGTTATAACTTCTGGCAGAGTGTAACAGCATCCTTGTTATTGTCCGGAAACGCTTATGTGACTGTTCAGCGTGATTCAAGCAACATTCCAACCCGCCTTGAGCTGGTACCACCATCTGATGTCAATGTGATACTTGCTGACGATGCAAACAGTCTGACTTACACAGTCAATTATCAAGATGAACGTGGAACAATTAACTACCCTGCCAGCAACATGCTACATTTTCGACTGCTTTCAACAGGAAGCAATCAAACAGATTCATTAATCGGAATCAGTCCATTGCAGAGTTTGGTTCAGAGTGTAAACATGCAAGACTTTGCAAGTCAGTTGACACTTTCAACACTGAAGAATGCAATCAATCCTTCAATCAGAATCAAGGTTGCTGAAGGTGCATTAAGCGCTGAGGAAAAAGAAGCAACTCGTGAAGCATTTGAAAAGGCTAACACAGGCGCTAACGCTGGCAGACCACTTGTCGAAGATCAGCTCTATTCATTTGATTCACTTCAAATCAATTCAGACGTGGCCAAGTTTTTAAGCACGATGGATTTTGGTAAAACAGCAGTCGCAGAGGCTTTTGGCGTTCCAAGCAACTACTTAAACGGCGCCGGAGACGAACAATCAAGCCTAGACATGGTGAAAAGTCTGTACAGAAATACTTTACGACGTTACACAATGCCCTTGGAGGGCGAACTAACAGCCAAACTTGGCGTGCCTGTTGATTTTGATGAATCTAGTGCTGTAGATGCTGATAATGGGACACTAATCAGCCAGATTCAGAAGTTGCTTTCAGGGACAACGCCAGCTATTAGCCCTCTGCAGGCACAGCAAATGCTACAGAAACGAGGTGTTCTTTAGACAAATGAATGATAAAAACACGGATATACGAACATTTGATGTCAAAATTCGGGCTGAAACGGGCTTAGACAACGAAAACAGCAACAATCAGGCCGAAAATGGACAAAATATGGCTATTTCAGGCGTTGCAGCGGTGTTTAATCAGCCCTCGATTAAGGGCAATTTTACCGAATATATCGACCAAAACGCCCTAAATAATGTCGATTTGAGCGGTGTTTTACTGCTTTATTCGCACGATTTTTCAAACATTTTGGCACGAGCAGACGCTGGAACGCTTACAACCAGTGTTCAGCAGGACGGATTGCATTTCTCAGCGGCATTACCAGACACACAGTTGGGGCATGACACATTTACAAACATACAAAATGGAAACATTAAGGGAATGTCGTTCGGTTTCACAATTGCTGATGGCGGAGACAGTTGGTCAGTCAACAGTCAGGGCGATACAGTCCATACAATCAATCAAGTCGGCCAAGTCTTTGAGCTTTCATTGACGCCGATTCCAGCCTATACAGAAACAAGCGTTCAGGTCCAGAGAGATTTGGCTCAGTTTTTAAGCAACAAGAAAGAAGACGTGAAGATGGCAGAAAAGCCAGAGGAAAAAGTAGAAACAGAAAACAGAGACGAGCAAATGCGGTCGCTGGAAAAGTTTAAGAAGCAATTAGCAGATTTACAAGCGCAGATTAACACAAAAGTAGTCATTGACCAGCCAGCAGAGGAAAAGCGTGATGCTGAACCAGTAGCACCAGTACAAGCACCTGCCACACCTAGTGATGATGGTACAACAACACAACCAACCAGCGGTGATTTGGTCAGCATGATTGCTACACTGCAACAAGCGATTCAGTCACTCAGTCAGCAACTGGCGGCACAACAAGCACCCACACCAGATGACACTTCAGATGATGGTGATGATGTTGTTCTTGACCAAAAGAAGCCAGCAGAACAGACTGCAGAACAAGACGTAGAACCAAACGAAAATAAAAGAGATGGAGCTAAAGATATGGCTAAAAATTTAACAGAAGACAAAGTAGAAGACGAACAGGTTCGAGACTTCAAAGAATTTTTACGGACCGGCGAAGTTAAGCGCGATTCAGCTGGTTTCGATTCAGCCGCAGGTGAGGCAGTTTTACCGTCCCAAGTCCTTGATATTATGCAACAGCCTAATGACCCGACACAATTGTCTGGATATGTTAATCGAGTAGAAGTTTCAGCGCCGACAGGTAAGTTGCCAGTCATGAGCAAAGTTAATGCTCAATTGGTAACAGCAACAGAACTGGCTGAAAACCCGCAGATTGGTAATGCAACCATCACGCCTGTTGCTTATGATGTTCAAACGAGACGTGGTCAACTTCCTATCAGTTTAGAAATGGCTCAAGATTACCCGAACATTGTTGGTCTGTTGACCCAATATGTTAATAACATCGTCTCATCGACTGAACAACATCAGATTGGGGCCGTGTTGCAACAAGCAACTCCAGTGTCTGCTACTTCAATTGATGACTTGAAAGACAGTTACAACGTTGGCTTGTCGAATTATGGCAGTCGGATGTGGGTACTGAGCGAATCTATGTTCGCAGCTCTCGACAAGGCTAAGGACGCAAATGGTCGCTACCTGTTGGAAGATTCTATTTCTTCTGCAACGGGTAAGCAATTCTTGGGTGCTACTTGCCTTGTTGTCAGTGATGACGTTTTAGGCAATAAGGGTGACCAAAAGGCATTCGTTGGCGACCTGTCTGCATTTGTCCTTGAAACAATTCGTGGCAACGTAAACTTGAGCTGGGCCCGAAACGAACAGTTTGAGCAGGTTTTGTTAGCTGCTATTCGTAGCGATTACAAGGTTGCTGATACGGCTGCCGGCAAGTTCATTACATTTAAGCCTACGGCATCTACCACTTCGACCCCCACTTCTGGTAAGTAATTAAGCATTTGGTCGCCAAAAGAAAGTAAACAGTAGGTTAATACCGGCGGCATTACAGAAGGGAGTGATGGCATGGCAGACATTGATATAAATCAGATTTCGGACGACCTGCTTTCAGAATTAAATCTTGATTCATCTGAGCTGTCAACTATCAGAACAATGGTTACGACAGCCAAAGACGTAGTTAATCGTTCAACTGATGTCAGCACTAATGATTCATTAGTTATTCCGGCAATTAAAACGCTTGCGACAACCATGTATTATGACCGAACGATGTCCAATGGCATGCCAAACGGATTGCTCATGATGCTGGCTCACTTGCAGGCTAATACATCAGCCAATCAACAAAGTGGTGATGACAATGGCAGTTAGTTTTATTCCGAGTGATTTCAGTGGAGTTGTCGAATTGGGTTCACCACGGTCACATCAGAATGGTGCTCACGTCAATGTTTCTACCTTTGCGCCAGCTTATAGTCTGCATTACAAACAGCAAAAGCGGACACTTTCCCAGCAGTACACGCTTGTTGGTACACGATTGGATAACTCAGTCACAATCATCACCAGACATGACAACAGAAATGCTAGTCAACAGCAAGCCAGAATTGGTGGAACTATTTACAACATTTCAGACATTAGTCCTGACGATTCAAATAATGCCATTCGTTACGATTACTTGACCCTCGTTAAAATAACAAAGGGGGCATAGCGATGGACATGAGTGAAGCACTTGACCAATGGCTTAAACAGGTGAGTAAAGCGGCACAACTGAGCATTAAAGACCAGGAAAAAATAACCAAGGCTGGCGCCGATGTGCTTGCTGATAAACTTCAAGAGGCCACCAAAGAAAAACACCCAGACACTAAGGGTGATGGTGGTGGATATGGCCATTTGTCTGAAGATATTAAGTCTTCCACTGGTGATATTGATGGTGAGCATAATGGACAGTCAGTCGCTGGGTTCGGAGACAAAGCATTCGTTGCCAGATTTCTGAACGATGGCACTAAACACATTCATGGCGACCATTTCGTAGATAATGCACGAGACGATGCCAAAGATGCTGTATTTATGGCTGAAGCCGAGAAATATAAGGAAATTATCGCCAAGATTAATGGTGGTGACGAGCAATGAGCACTGTAGATGATGCCGTAACACTATTAAGTCAAGCAAACATTAGTGGTATTGACGCTGTGTATGGTAATAACTTGCCGCAATCAGAGGTAGACAGCACAGATAAAACTGTTGTGTTGATTACTGATGCTGCCAATAATCCAGCATCTTTCGGTAATAACGACTTTTGGGCATTAAATCAAGAGATTGAGGTTCAGATTTGGTACTCGCAGGACATTGATTCAGACCCCGAAGACATTGAAGTCAGCATGATGAAGGCGTTTGTCCATCAGAATTGGCAGGTTGCAGCAGTTAGGCAGAGAACATTAGACCCTGTTTCAAGTCAGCTTTTTAACACATTTTACTTTGGCAGAACAAAAATTTTAGGAGACGATTAAATGGCAACTGTAGGTTTATATGGTATCGCTTTTGGTTTGGTAGACGATAGCCAAAAATTAATCACTGGTACAGGTAAAGGATTGGGCACAGATGGGTTGTACATCGTTGGTCGTGCAGACCTCGGTGGCAAAACAGCCAACATCACAGGTCTGGCTGGTACACCTGTTAAGAAGTATGGATTTAATAGAGTTCAAGCCGTCGACGTTCCGATGGCTGAGCCCAGTGTGGCTCTCGACATCAATGATTTGAATTTTGAAATCAAGCAACAAATCAAGGGCATGATTAATGACCAAAAAGGTGGGTATACCGACCAAGGAATTCAAGCTCATGTCGCCATGCTCATTACGACCCAGACATTAGACCGATTGCACTATGTTTATTATGGATTTGGCGATGGTATCCTTAGCGAGGCTGGCGCCAATCTGCAGACGGACACAAATGCTAGTCAATATGCTGACGATACTTTGACCTATACAGCGCTTACATGCGATGCTTTTAATGGTGCACCTTACAAACTGTACAGTGACCTTGATTCAGCTTTTGATAAGGCACACATGTATTCTGAAGTGTTTGGCGGCTATGCTCTTCCGTCATCCGGCTCTGGCACAGGCTCTAGCACTCCGTCCACGTCTACGACCACGACCACGAGCCACTAACATTTAGTTAGTGCTTACATTTAGTTAGTGCTGAGATGCTCATTCTGACGCAATTAAAAACAAGCAAGTGAATAAACTTATAAACCTCAAAACGACAGAACAGCAATCTCAGCATTGGCTGAATAGCCGGCAGTAGCACACACCAATGGTGCAAGTCCTTGGGCCGGCATTTTTAATACTAAAATCAAAAAGGATGGTACACACATGAAGATTAAAGAACAACTTTTAAGCAACCGTGAACACAATGTAAAGGTATCCAACCGGATAATGCGCAACACACTGAAATATCAGCTTTCTATGGCTGAAGCAGATGATGGCGATGATAAGACTGTGCCAGAAAAATTACACATGAGCCTGGACACAATTTCAAACACTGAACAGTATATCATCGACACACTGAAACTGAATAAAGATGAGCAGGATAAATTGGACGACCTGTCATTTGATGACACGTTACGAATTGCAAATCACGTGGTATTACGTGTCCAAGGCTTAAGCGAAGAAGACATTGAACTGGCAACTAAACAAAGCCAATCTGCGGACAAAAGCAAAGAAGATTAGTGCACCAGAACGTGTGTTTATTCTAAAAAATAAACTTGAAGACTTTGACTATTTTGGACAGAACACAATGGTCAATATGCACTGGACATCTGACCAGTTCTGGAATGCTGATTATTTTGGACTTATGGAGTTGATAAGTGCCAAGCCAGAAAAGGATAGGCTAGTTGACCCAGGCAAGATGTTTGAGCAGTACCAAAAACAAGAGAAAGGGTGATTAGTAAGTGACACAACAAGTTAATGCAACAATGAGCACAAGTATCGCCCTGGACCTGTTAAGTGCTAGTACATCTATCAAATCTTTGACTTCTGTTGTCCGGTCAAACCAAAGTGCATGGAAGGCCCAAGAAACCCAGCTGAAATCAGCAGGCGATATGGCTGGTGCCGCTCAAGCCAAGTATGAAGGATTAGGCCGTTCAATCACTGACCAACAAGCTAAGATTGATGCGTTAAAGAACAAGCAATCTGAACTCAAGGGTAATACAGCGGATGTTGCACAGCAGTTCTTGAAGTATGGACAGCAAATCGATGCCGCTAGTAAGCAACTGTCCAGCATGCAAGCTCAACAAGAGCGAGCCAAGCAAGCCATGGACTACCAAAAGAGCGGTTTAGCAGGGTTGCAAGACGAATACCGAAAAGCGTCACAAGCCAATCAGACTTATGTCGATCGCTTACAGGCTGAAGGCAGACAACAGGAAGCAAACAAAGCCCAGCTTGATGGCTATAAGTCCAGCATTAGCAACCTGAATGAGCAGTTGAGTAAGCAGTCTGAAGAATTAGATAAGATTGCTAATGCCAGTGGTAAAGACAGTGACGCTTATCGTACTCAACAGAACCGTATCAATGAAACAGCTACATCTTTAGCCAAAGCTAAGGGCAGTATGGTCAGCCTTCAAGACGAAATGAACAAGGCCAATCCTTCGATATTCACCAGAATCAAAGATGCAATCGGTAGTACAAATAAACAAGCCAAAAAAACGCCGGGTCTACTGCATAAAATTGTTTCTGGCGATTTGATTAGTAATGCAATCAGCTCTGTTTGGACAACGATTCAGACGCAGGGAAAAACAGTTTTACAGCAAGGACTGCAAATCGCTGAAGCTGGCGAACAGGCCAAAAGGATATGGACGTCATTAGGCGTATCCAATTCTGGTGCCGATGCCTTAATCGGTCAAATGCGAGAGTTAAAATCTGAGACCAATCTATCCGCTGACCAAGTGGACACATTGCAAAAACGGTTCTATGGCATGACCGGCTCTGTTCAAAGGACACAAGAGCTGACTACTGGTGTGGCTACACTGTCTGATAAATTGAGACTTTCTGGCGATGCTGGTACTTCCATGGCTAAATCATTGCAACGAGCCTTTAATAGCGGCAAGTTGACCAGTGGTGTTTTGACCCGAATGGAGAATGCGGCACCCGGACTTGGTAGCGCACTGGCTCAATCGGCTGGCATGTCTGAAACAGCCTTCAACAAGATGGTAGCATCTGGGAAGATGAGCAGCCAAAAGCTACAAGACCTGATTATTAAAATTGGCGGGAACAGCAAAACTGTTTTCGCTGACTTCGGTAACACTGCCGAGGGTGCTGAGCAGAGATTAAAAGGGTCATGGCAAAATATTGAAGCAGAAATGGCTAAGCCACTTGTTTCTGTTCAATCAACCGGAATCAATTCCATAGTCAATGTTCTTCAATCGTCTGCTGTTCAATCATTGTTCAAGTCAGTGGGTGAAAGCATTGCTAAAATCACTCAGAAGGCTTCGGACTTATTAAACTATGTTGCTGAGCATCAAAAAGATGTAGGCGGCATCGTCACGGACTTAGCCGACATTGTTAAAATCGCAGGGAACTATGTCTGGGACAGTTTCAAAGGCATTTTGAAAGATGTAGCTAACTGGTTTGGTATCAGCGGAAAAAACGCACAGTCTATGAAAGACCCGTTGGCCACCATTCATGACATTCTTGATAAAATTGTTCAGAACAAGGACGGAATTAGAACCACAGTCAACATCATTGCTGGCTTATGGATGACTAAAAAGGCCATTGGCTTTGCTAGTTCAGTTGGAAGAGTATACACCAACCTGAAGAGCTTAGCTGATTCAAGCCTGTTCACCAAAATCGCAAGCAACTTTGGCCTAATCAACAAGGCTGAAAGCACAGGCGATGGTGCTGCACCAGCAATTAGTAATGTTGAAAGTACAGCTTCAAAAGCCAGTCTAGGAAGTCGTGTACTCAAAGGCACGTCTAACCTAGCCGCTACTGGCACTGCTATTGATGTTGGTGGTAGCATTGTATCCTCGCTGGCAAGTAATAATGAACAGCAAAAGATTGCCGCTGTGTCTAAAACCACTGGCACAGTAATAGGTGGTGGGATTGGTGCCGCTGTTGGATCACTAATCGGACCAGAAGGAACTGTGGCCGGGGCTAAGTTTGGCTCTGCGATTGGTGATGCGCTGGGAAGTACAAAGACAGCTCAAACATGGGCTAAAGAAATCAAAAAGTCGATGGATGATGCTTCTAAAGGTATTACGATACCAGCGCCTAAAATCAGTACGGACACTAGAGATTTGGGCGACAGCATGGCTAAGTATACCCAAGCACTGTCTAAAAAATTGGTTATTTCTTTTAGCACCGACCCTAAGTCAATGGCACAGGCTCAAAAATCAGTTAATGATACCTATGCCAAGATGAGTAAGTCAGTTGATAGCTACTATGCTAAAAAAGAAAAAGCATCCGCTAAGGACCTGCAGACGCTGGTAAAAGATGGCGTGCTTACTCAAAAGCAAGCTAACGACAGACTAGCTAAAGAGAAGAAGTCAGACGCCGAAGCATCAAAATCTAAAAAGTCAACATATGCCACCATGGCCAAGGATGCTAATGCCTACTACAGCCAGTCTGAAAAGATTGCCAGTGGTAACACTACTAAGTTGCTGGCACTAGCTAAAAAATATGGTGTAAATAGTAAGCAATACGAAGATGAAAAGAACAAAGAACTGTTAGCTTCATATAAGTCTTATGCTAATCAGTACGCTAAGCAGCAGTTGACCAACAACAGCAAGATTACTTCCATGGTCAGTTCTGGTGCTGACCAACAAACAAAGATATTGGCTGCATTCAACAAGAATAAGAACACGATGTCTCTAGCGCAAATTGATAACACTGCAAAAAACGCTAAGAAAGATTACGATGCTGCAGTCAAGCCAGCACAGCAAGCACGTGATGCCATTATCGATGCTGCTGATACTCGATACAAGAGTACAGTCGCTACAGCTACTCATGAGTACAAAGATACGGGTAGTATTAGCAAGTCTCAGTATGATTCCATCGTTGGGAAGGCACGACAACAACGGGATGACACGTCCTCAGCAGCCAAAGACCAATATTCCAATGTTACGAAACACATCACAAATCAATACAAATCCACAGTTTCTGCCATCTCTAAACAGAAGTCAGAAGCCATCACTCAGCAACAATTACAAGATACTGGTGTATCAACTGAAGCGGCATCACAATCGAAAAGCGTTGTTGGTCATTCAACAAAACAAGCAAACAGCAGTCTGAGAGCTGCCCACCACCAAGCCACTGGCACGAATAGCATTTTCAGCGGTCTAAACAGCTGGTGGAATAAAGTTGTTAAGTTCTTTGGCGGAAGCTCAGCTCCTACTGGCTCTGGAGATTATGGTTATACAGAAATTGGCGGCTTAGCCTACTCCAATGGTGGTGCTGTCAGAAATGGCATGGCATTAGTTGGTGAAGCTGGGCCAGAACTCCAGTACAAACCGGGGTCTGGACAATACAAACTGCTTGGTGAAAATGGACCACAGTTGACTAATGTTGCAAATGGCGACTACATTTTGAACGCTCGAGACACTGCCAAAGTGTTATCCGGTGAATTAGGTCACATCTTGCCCGGTTATTCAAATGGTTTAGGCGATTTGAGCGGCTTTTTCAACGGAATTAAGAGCACAGTGTCCAAGGTTTGGGATAAAGTCAGCAAGTCAGTCAAGGGAATCTTAAAAAAGATTGGCGATCCGCTTAAATTCTTTAATGGCTTGGCTGACAGAATATTCAATGTCAATTCTGTCAAGGACGTAGGCTCAATGGCTCAGCAAACAAGCAAAAGCATGCGAGACCAAGATGTAAAAGGTATAGCTTCTCTGTTCAGCAAGCTCAAGTCATCGGCAAAAGAAATGGAAGAAAGCAGTGTTGCTGGACAACCGCATGCGGCGCAGGCTTGGTTACCGATTGTTGAAAAGCTGATGCAACAGATGGGTGCTAATCCGCCAAATGGAATTGAATCAGAAGCGGCGGCGTTCGTTCGTGAAATCGCACGGGAATCTGGCGGTAACCCAACCATTCGACAAACAGTTTGGGATAAAAACATGGCGAATGGTGACCCAGCAGAAGGATTACTTCAGTTCATTCCTAGTACATTCATGAGTTACGCAGTGCCCGGCCACACCAATATCCTAAATGGTGAGGACCAAATCATGGCGACCATTAATGCTTATATGCATTCAGGTGCATGGGGCAACATTGGTACTGGTGAACAGATTGACTTCCTAGCCAACGGAGCATTAGTCAATCGACCAACTTCAGCCATCATTGGTGAAAATGGTCCAGAATCTGTAATTCCACTAGGTGCAGCTAAAGCATCTCGAGCTTGGCAGTTGTTAGGTCAAGCAATGACAGTAATTAATCGTGGTCAACAGCCTGTTTCTACCACTGATAATAGCGATGTGAGCAGCAAGCTGGACACGTTACATGCTGACTTGGCTGGTTTAACTCAAGCTCTGCAACAGATGGTGGTAGTAAGTGTACTGAATCCTGAAGATGCAGCCAAAGCACTCAACGAGCCACTGACTAAGATTCAAAACACGACAACAAAAATCAATAAAACGCTATCAAGAAACAGCTATCAGAATGGAGGAGCGACAGTAATTGGCTGATAAAGGTATGAGCGTGCTGTTTAATGACATTGATTTGTCACAATGGCTAGGCATTACAGGCATAGACATTGAAGATCTGCCCACAACGACGCCGCAAGCAGTAGATATTGGTTTATCACCTGGGCAGAAAATGCTCAGCAACAAGTGGGGACCACGGACAATCACTCTGGATTACTACCTGCTTGACCAAAGCTATAAACATGATTTAGCTGGTGCATTAGGTTCAAGCAACAATCAACCCGCTCAATTGATTTTGGGCAATGACCCCGACAAGTATTACATGGCAGTGCCAGCTGGTGGTGATTCACAAAAATTAACCCCGATCAATGGCATCGTGTCTGGTGGCAGTCTAACATTTGTTTGCTACGATCCATTTATCTATTCCATGGACACAATCTCAGAAACAAATGATGAAGGGAACTCCATCATTATTGACAATCCGGGCACAGTTGACGCTCCAGTAGATATCTCAGCTGTGATGAACAGTGATAATGGTTACCTGTCGGCACAGATATTAAATGGTGGCAGTGAAGCGGCTGGTGATATAAATGGTCAAGTCAAGCCAAATGGAGACAAAGTCAATGTTGATTTTAACGTTAGTTTTCAAAATGGTAGGCTGATTGGCACACAGAACAAATATCCAACCCATCACTTCCCAACTTCACCAATTAACGGCGTGTGGGCAGTTAAATCAATGGGGAATAAATCAGGAAAAGATGAAGTGGCCTATGTAAATACATTCGGCGTCCCAAGCAACCCGGGTTATGGCCAAATCTATGGTGCAAGTCTCTATTTTCCTTATTCAAAGCCATCGACACATGTTCTCAGCTGGTCAAATTTTGATTTGGACACTAGCTACAACAAGGATAAAAACTATGGTGCTGTTGAAATCAGCTTGGTTGATGCTAATGGTGCTGGCATTGCTGGCTACTACTGGAATAAGGTTCAAGGCACGACAGATCATGTCGATTTACAGCTTTGGGTTGGTGATGATGTGGTAGCTGAATGGAATGATGCCAAAAACACGAGCTGGGTACTGCACGACTATCAAGGCCCTATTCAAATCGAAAAAAATGGGGCTGACATCGTTTTCAGCTTCAAGAATAACACTGATAATAGTGGCTACAAACGCACGTTCCACTATGCAGGTCTAGAAAACACACAAGTGGCAGGCGTTCTCTACTATGCTGGACAGTGGTGTGGGCCAAATGGTGTTTTGCCTATTCTCAACCTTGGATTTGGTTATGTTCAAGGCATTAGCTATTCAACCAAATGGCAAACTACAGCCAATCTATTCTATTCTGGCTCAACTGTTGACTTAATCAGTTCTGATGGTCAGCTGGTAAAAATAGATGTGAATGGGCTTCCAGCTTACGACGTGCTAGATCACTCATCAACCCAATTGCTTGTTCCAGCACAGTCCTCGACAACTATTTATCTCGATTGGTCTGACACAGCCACAGCGCCACAAGTAACGGCAACACTTAGACCTAGATATATTTGATGGGAGATGAAAGCAATTGGTTTACAACAAGCCACAGTTCATTATTCAAGACCCTAACCAAACGGTTTTAGGCTCTACCGCTAACTATTATGATTCAACTCTGACATGGTCATTGAGCACAAACTTTGCAATCTTAACTTTTACACTGCCAGCCAATGATGATGCGTCAGGATTGATGCTTAACAACAATTACATCACGTTTGTTTACCAAAATCGGTCGTGGCGCTTTCAAATTGTAACAGTTGAAGTTGGTGATGATGGCAGCTTTAATGTCACGGCTAATGCTCTAGCCCTTCAATTAATTGATGGTCAAATAGCTGCTGCTGGTGCACCTGCTGACCCACAAACTGCAAGCTATTATGTTGGACAAGCCATTGCTAACACAGGCTGGAAAGTTGGTCGAGACGAAATAGGCAATAGTACGGTGAAGAAGATTAGCTTTTCTGATGCATCGTCTCCAATTGCCCGTCTGTATTCTATTGCTGATACCTTTGGTGTTGAGCTGGATTTCAGAACAGAGCTAGACAATCATTACAATCTGACTGGTAAATATGTAGATATTGTTTCGTCCCTAGGCACTGAACGTCATGACATTATGCTTGGCTGGGGCGAAAACGTAACTTCAATAGAGCGCACGATAGACACATCAAGTCTGGCGACGGCATTAATAGCCACTGGTGCAAGCGGAATCAACCTAACCAGTCTAGACTACACATCAAGTGATGGACGATATAAGTCACCGGCTGGCGTAAGCTACATGATGGACACAGTGGCTAATCAACAGTTGCAAAATGGGGCAGGCTACATCATTGGCACGTATGAAGACGATGGTGCCACAAGTCAACAACAATTAGTTACGGACACAATAGCTCAATTGCAAAAACTTTCAACACCTTCTGTCACGTTCGACACAAAACTGGCTTATCTTCCCGATGATGTGATGATTGGCGACACGCTTTATCTCATCTCAAATGACCCTAACAACATTGTTCGAGACAGTACAAGAGTGGTAGAACTTGACATCTGTCTGGACAATCCAGCAAAAACATCAGCAAAATTTGGTGATTATAAGACACTAGACATTGGAACAAATCTTGACGACATTGTTCAGCTCAAAAAACAAGTTAGTCAAGCTCAGACAACGGCTAGTAATGCTCAATCAACAGCTGAATCAGCAGAAACAGCGGCCAATACAGCTCAAACGATGGCCAATACTGCTCAATCGACAGCTCAAACTGCTAATAGCAATGCTGAATCGGCTCAAAATGCAGCCAATAGTGCTCAATCGACGGCTCAAACTGCTAATAGCGCGGCTGAATCAGCTAAAACAACAGCTAACACGGCTAATAGCATGGCTCAAACGGCCAATAACACAGCTCAAACAGCTCAAACAACGGCGAACACGGCGAATAGTACAGCTCAAACTGCCAATATTACAGCTCAAGCGGCTCAAAAAGCAGTAAATGGAGCCAGCACAATTGCTAATAATGCACTGGCTCTGATTCCGGTCATCTCAACAACAGTTCCAAGCTCGCCACACGAAGGTTTGATATGGTTTGAAGGTGCAGACAGCACACACATCAAGCAGGTTCACCAATACACTGGCGGCAAATGGGTGACTAATGCCATCAATCCTACAGCCTTAAACATTAGCAGCTTGAGTGCATTATCTGCAAACCTAGGCAATGTTACGGCTGGATCATTGAATGCCGTAAATATCACAGGTTCAGACATAACAAATGTCAGCAGCTCTAGTGATTCTGATGGCAATCCGATCACAACAACGCAGACACAGAACAGTGATGGCTATTCAATCGTTACGGACAGATGGAACAATGGCAATGAAATCATTCAGCGAACCGACATTACATCTCTTGGACTGTTCAAAATGATGTGGAATTACAAGTCCAGCTATGATTCAGATAACCCATACACCGGAGCACAGGCAAACGCTGTTATTGATCCAGTCAACAGCTCAATGAGTTTCTACACACCTAGTTTAGGCGACAACTACCTTAACATTCAAGACGCGATTTATAACGTTGGCGACCAAACCTCTTGCGCTTGGTCAGATGGTATGAGCGTTTATAATAACAAGTTTAGCATCGTGAGAAAGGGACATTTCGTGTTTGTGTCAGGGTATGTTCACACGGCTGGGAGCGTATCAGCTGGCTCCAATATCGTTTCCCTCCCATCATGGGCATTGCCGGTAACCGATTTGGTAGTTCCTGCGACTACGGTAAATAGCAATGTTGGTGGAGCGTCGTCAGCTAACTTGTTGCTACAGACTGGTGGATTTCTGACGATTAACTCTGGGACTGTATACAAGTGGGGTTACTTGTCGTTCTCAATTTCGTATGCCGCTACTGACGTGACAAGTTTTATGAATGACTAAAGGAGTGGATATTCAAATGTTCAAGTGGAAGTTAAATGAAGACGGCACTATTGCACACATGGCTGGCAAGAATGCTAAAGTCGATGGCAAAACAGTGATTGAAGCGGAACCGCCAGCGGGTGATTGCATCAAGCCAAAATGGAATGGCACGGAATGGGTAAGCAATGCTACAGCAGATGATTTAGCGGCCTTGAAAATCTTACAAAGCCAATCCAGTCAACCTAGCTCTGAACAATTAGCCATCAATCAATTAGGCATGATGGTGGCTAAACTGTCTGCAAAGGTGGCGAGTGCTAATGCTTGACTTCGTAAAGCTGATGTATTCATGGAATTGCCCAATCGAAGGATATGTAGCCAGTGGGGCAATTACAGAAGATGAGTACGAACAAATCACTGGCAAGCAGTATGTGGAGAAGGGTGATTAAGTGCATTTACTTTTTGGAATGAGTATCGATGAATGGGCTGAAATGTTGTCAGCGCTGGCTGTTATTGTCTCCTGTGGAAGCTGGTTGTTCAAACGTATTGCTCTGGACCCACTGCGAGCTGACATTCAGCTCTTGTCTCAGCAAATCGGTCAACAACTAAAAGTTCATGAAAAAGAGCTGGCAGACCTCGAGGGGCAATTGAAAAGTCATGACCACGAGCTAGATTCGCATTCAGTCCGACTGACAAGATTGGAAGACAGAACAGGGATTAAAGGAGACGACAAGCACAATGAAGATTAATTGGAAAGTGCGATTTTTATCTGTAAAATTTTGGCTAGCTTTAGTGCCGGCTGTTTTGTTGGTTGTGCAGACAGTCGCTGCGGTATTTGGATACAAATGGGACTTTGTTATTTTGAACCAGCAGGTTGCTGCTGTGATTAATTCAATCTTTGCTGTGTTGACTATTCTGGGAGTGACTATTGATCCAACCACTCCTGGCATTGGCGACAGTTCATTAGTTCTTAGTCGTGCATCTCAAGTTGTAGCACCTAGCTCAGCTGTTCAAGTCCCAAATCCCAATCCACAAGGCCAGCAGATTGCTGAAACACCGCTGATTCAGCCCATTTCTGCTGATGACACGAGTGTTTCACATGAAACAGCAGTGAATGGAGCTGATAGCAATGTCAGTCAACATTGATTCAGCAATTGCTTATATGTATCAGCTTCAGAGAAATGGCGTTACCTATTCAATGGATGGCAGCCGAACTGGTTCTGATGGCACAGCAGATTGCTCAGGTGCTGTTTACGCAGCATTAAGAGCAGGTGGAATGCCTAGCGCTGGCTATATACTCAATACTGAATCATTACATTCTTGGCTGTTAGCTAACGGTTGGAAGCGTGTGGCAGATGATAGCGACTGGAATGCACAGCGTGGAGACGTTTTCATCTGGGGAAAGCTGGGTGATTCTGGTGGCGCTGGTGGACATACTGGCATATTCATTGACCACAACAACATCATTCACTGCAATTACAGTCATAATGGCGTATCCATAAACAATCATGATGCTTACTGGGCGGCTGACGGATGCCCATATTTTTATGCATATCGCTATGAAGGTGTGCAAACGTCTGTTCAGCCTGTGGACTACAACGTGGTTACTGCTCTGGGTGGATATAACTCAACTTGGCAAGATGGCTATCAACACCAGTCAAGTCACAATAAATTTAGTTATCAATCGCAGTGGAGAAGCTATGGCATCGTGAGCATTAACGGCCTACCGTACTACAGCTTAGGCGGCGACGAATGGCTCGGTCAGTATGCAACTACACTTGCTGGTGTCTGCCAAATCAACTATGTGCCAGGGTATGGCATCATGGCTATAGACAAGAATGGAAAGCAGATTGCTGGTTCAAATGCCGAGTTTAAGACAGGCACTCGATGGAAATGCAGCAAATATTTAACCAGTGTCAAGGGCCAGTGGTGCTACCAAGTCTCAACAACTGAATTCATACCCATCAGATACGCTGTGGGTTGCGGGGCAAAATACTGACTTCAGGTATGGCATTTTGAATAATTTGTGTTATAGTAAAGATGCTGAGCAATCAGCAAAGTCACTTCCTCCGAAGTGATCGATATACCGACGTCAGCCTCTAGCGGAAACTAGGGGCTCTTTTTTTGTTTGCACAAAAAAACACTCCCGCTAGCAGGGAGTGCTGTATCAAGACTGATCGTCCCCTTAGGAAGGACGACCATTTAGAGGCTTATGATAACCTCAACTAATACTATATCAGAGAGAAAGAAAAAAATCAATAAAAAAATGGCCCCGAAGGACCATCTTTTTGACTACCGTTAACTAATTACTTAGCGTTCCAATAACCATAGTCAGTGCGAACCCATTGGTCGCCACCAACATTGTAGTAGGACTTACCGTCCTTCAATGTCTTGACGCCAAAGGTCGTCCAAGTTGATCCAGCAGGAATCAACTTTTGAACCTTCAGATCACTGTTATAAACAGCGATAGACCAAGTAGGGTTAGAAGGGTACTTAACAGTGAATACACCAGCCTGATTAGATACAGCTGTTGAAGAAACATCACTCGCCTTAACATATTGCTTACCACCTAAATTGTAAGCAAGTACAGTACCAGCTGAGTTCTTTACAACGCCGTAAACCTTCCAAGCAGAACCATAATCCAAAGTCTTACCAGTTGAAGTAGTGGTAGTAGGATCGCTATAAACTGTAGTACCCTGACCATTGACGACGTTTGCCGTGCCAGTAGCAGCAGACTCAGCATAATCGCCAACTACAACTTTGCGAGCAACATACCAGTTCGTCTTCGTCTCCGTCTTCGTCTTATCGCCCGGAACCGTAACCGTAGCCGTAACCTTGCGAAGAGAAACGGTTGGAGTCACTCCTGCGGTTGTAAGTGAAGCGGCAACATCATCGCTCAAGCTGAACAAAGCATAATAAGTTCCAGGGGTCTTGAACGTTGAACCAGTAATCCCCCCGTCAAGCTGCTTGATATCATAATAAGGATTAGATGATTGAGTAAAGCCTACAAAAATTGGTAAACCAGTTGCGAAATCAGAAGGAACAGCATCACGAGTGGAACCGTCTGAAAGTGCAAACTTAGTTGAGCCAACAATTGATGCAACCGTTTGGAAAGGTGTGACAGAAGAACCGTTTGCTACGGTCGCATCACTGACACTGGAAACCCCGGAAACTGTAGCAGTAGCGGCAGGAACCGTCAAAGTAACAGTTTTAGAAGCAAGCGCTGGAGTATCATACGTACCAGAAGGATTTGCGTTGAACAAATAAACGGTCGCTGTATAGGTACCAGCCCCACGCGCATATAAGTCATAGGCAACCTGACTAGCAGGATAACCTTCATATCCAGAGAACACAACCTGCACATAGTAATTCTTGAACTCAGAAGGCAGATCTCCGTTGGTCAACAGAGTGCCAAGAAAGTGGTTCGGACCACTTCTCCGCCCCGCAAGGGATTCAGGAGCAGTGATAGCCGATTCACCAGAGACAAACTCAAACAGATTTTTTTGGCTAGTCGTTGTTGAATCCTTAAAGTAACGATTCAACACTTTTTGAGCATCGGTAGTTGTAGCAGCTTGTACTACAGCAGGTGAAGCAATCGAGCTAACTACTGGTGCAGCGATCGGGGCTACTGCCAACAAGGCAGCGGCTACAGCACCGAAGTACTTAACTTTTGAAAATTTCTTCATGTGGTATTCCTCCTAAAGTAAATTGTAATTGATTAGCAGGTGAAGCGAAACCATAAAGGCACCGCTTTACCAACTTCAACAATGAGTTTAGCACAGTAATGTTCAAAAGCCAACTGTTGCTCGAAAAAAGGCGAAAAATATTTTATGCTTTTTTTTGCTTTGTTTTAAACATTCTAAAATTTTAGCTTGAATTCAGCTGGCTAGTGCGATATATTTAAGCAGGTATCGAGGTTCTAAAGATTATTCCTATCATGTGGGAATTTCCCTGGCTGTTTGCTGGGGAATTTTTTTGTTGACCACGGACTTGACCACACTCTGCTTTTACTCAGTTTGTGCGTGGAGAACAATTGTTGAACAATCTTGATGCTGACCCTACATAGCCTGCTGGCATGGAGGGGTTTAATAATGGCTTCCATTAAGGATTACAAAACTGAGAATGGCAAACACCGTTGGAAAGCAACAGTTTACATCGGTGTTGATCCAAAAACCGGACGCAAGAAATATGCAGTTAGAGGTGGTAAAACAACTAGGCAAGAGGCAATCAGTGCAGGCAAAGAACTTGAAAAGGCAGTGCAAAATGGTGAATTAACAGCTTCCCCTCAAAAAGCCGAGGTCAAACGAAAGTTTAAAGACGTTTGTCACGAATGGTTAAAAGCCTATCAACTTACAGTCAGAGAAAGCAGTTGGTCAAAGACACGAGACTGTTTTAATCTGCATATCTTGCCTGATCTTGGTGATATGTACATTGACCAGATCACGGCACACGATTTACAGGCTGTCGTACAGAAGTGGTACAAAGAATCGCCAACCAATTTCAAACGTTACTTTCGACATGCTAAGCGTGTACTGAACTATGCTGAGATGCAAGACTACATTCTCAAGAACCCAGCCAGAAAAGTGATTGTTCCTAGGGAGCAAGAAAAAGTAGGTGCAATTAACGACTTTTGGGATAGACATCAGCTCATAGCCTTTTTCAATTGCATTAATCCAGACCGTGAGCTGTATAAATATGTACTGTTTCGCATCCTGGCTTATGCTGGGTTACGGATTGGTGAAGCAATGGCACTTGAATGGGAAGACATAGACTTTCGCAAGCGAATAATTAGTGTCAACAAGACGTTCTCTCTTGGACTCCATGGCAGGCTAGTTGTTGATCCACCAAAGACCAGAGCCAGTAGAAGAGCTGTGCCCGTTGATGTGGAAACAATTAATTGGCTAAAGCGCTGGCGAATGGAGCAGGCAGATTACGTCTATGGCTACGTCAGACTGGCAGACCATCATCAATTGCTGTTCACAACCAAAGTTGGTAAGCCGTTCAGAGTCGATAAGCCGAGAATGTGGTTGAGCACTATTATTCGAAACAACAATCTGACCCCCGTCATATCATTGCACAAGTTCCGAAAGAGCTACATTTCCAACCTGCTGATTGCTGGTGTGGCAGTGTCTACGGTTCAAAAACTGGTCGGTCATACTGATCCAACAATCACTCTCCAGATTTATGCTCGTGTGCATCAAGAACAGGAATTTGAAGCAGCAGACAAGTTGGCAGAGTACTTAAAAACGGGCAAAAAATAACGGCTCTATCGTTACGGTCCCAACTGATCGAGCTTGTGGAGATAACATGAGGGATAACATGGGAGACAACATGAGCCAGCAAGTAAAAAATAGGTTGTTTCAGAAAGGAATTGCCTTAAATTCCATTCAAGCGTATGATGTCTATGAATCATTCGTGAGGAACGGGTAAAGCGCGGTCAAGTCAGCGAGAGCGGGAGAGTGCAAGCCGCCCACGACCAGCGCACGGCACCCGGGAGCGAAGAACAAACGAAGCGCACAGGGCGCAGTCCTGTGAAGTAGGGTGGAACCGCGGTTTGAAGCCGTCCCTACACTACCATTTGGCGTAGTGTAGGGACGGTTTTTGTGTCCCCCCGCGAGGCCGGAAGAGGAGAATTTT